TGGCCCTCAAGGTTTTAAAGAAGGTCGTTCAGTCTACTCAGAAGCGGTGCCAAAACCTAATTTTGACGAAGAGCTGGATAAACTCTCACTGCCAGAGCTACGCCGTTTGAAAGGCATGATTCAGCAGTACCAGTCTGATCTTAACGGCGCTGCGCCTATGGACTGGCAAGGTACAGGCAACTCAATGGACGATGCGCTGATGCAAGAGCACGGCGGCAAACAGGTTATGTTTGCAGCTGGTGGTTACTTAGAAGGCGGAATCGCAAGTTTAAAGGGTGATGGCATGAGCGACTCCGTGCCAGCAGAAATTGATGGGTCGCAGCCAGCAGCATTGAGCACCGGTGAGTATGTAATCCCTGCCGATGTAGTCAGTCATTTGGGCAACGGCTCATCTGATGACGGTGCTGTACGTTTAGATGAAATGCTAGATCGAATCCGTAAGGCTCGTACTGGCACCGAAGAGCAAGCGCCGCAGATTGACGCGAACAAATACTTACCAGCATGATTGTGCAGCCCGTACTACAAGAAAATGTCCAGCAAGTCTGGCATTTAGTAGAAAAATGGCTTGAGAAAGCGTTAGAATTCTCAAAAGGTGACTACAACGCAGAACATGCTAAAGTATACCTAGCCAATGGCACATGGAATCTATTCGTGGCTGTTGACGAATCTGGCGATATAAAAGGCGCTTGCACAGTAAACTTTGAAAACAGACCGAACGATAGAGTCGCGTTTGTAACTGCTATGGGTGGTCGCTTAATCAGCGACTCTGACACAATTAACAACTTTAAACAGTTGTTGAAACACTACGGCGCAACTAGATTAGAAGGCGCTGCACGAGAGTCAACCAAGCGGTTATACGAATCTAAGTACGGTATGGCAGAAAAATACTCTATTGTGGAGACAGCCTTATGAGCGGCGGTGGCGGCGGTGGTAATACCACCTCAACTTCTTATCAGACAAACTTACCTGAGTACGCACAGCCCTTCTATGAAGAGATGATGACTCGTGCTCAGAAAGAGTCTATTCAACCCTACACCCCATTTACAGGCGACAGAACTGCCGATCCAAGTCAGATGCAGACGGACGTTCGCACTGAAGCTGCTGGCATGACTTCCCCAACAGGTCTAACTACGGCTGGTAACATCCTTGCAGGTCCGGGCGCAGGCTATACAGCGGGTGCATTTGATACTGCGACTGCAAAAGCAGGCATGGACCCATACATGCAGGCTGTGGTTAACGAGCAGAAGAAACAAATTCAGCAAGACTACCAAGCTCAAAAAGCAGGTCGCGCAGCTCAAGCTGTGCAGGCTGGTGCATTTGGTGGCGGTCGTCAAGGTGCTCAAGAAGCAGTTGCTGAAAGTGAAATGCTAGATCGTATGGCTATGGCTCAAGCTACAGGTTTGCAGCAAGCGTACGGCACATCTCGTGAGCAGTTCCAACAAGCTGAAGCGAACAAGCAGCAGCAAGCTCAAAGCCAACAACAACTGGCGGCGGCGCAGGAAAAACTGGCTACATCTCAACAAGCTCTACAAGAGTCACGCCTCAAGCTACAGAATGCTGTGGGTGCGGAAGAGAAAGCCGAAGCGCAGAAAGAGCTTGACCTTAAATATGAAGAGTTCCTTAACGCTCGCGACAATGAGCGCCAGAACCTAGCGTTCTACAACGCACTACTCCGTGGTATCCCCGTGCCTACGCAGTCTAGCGTGGTTCAATACACCCCAACTAACACTGCTGGTCAGCTAGCAGGTTTGGGTATTGCAGGTCTTGGTGCCTACAACGCGTTCAACCAGTAACGGGCGAAACAATGAATATCGTAAAGCTTCAAAACGATCTTAAAGACCTGTCTGATCAGCAGCTGTATCAAACTATGCAGGGTGGTGCAGCTCCACAGTACTTAGTTCTTGGTGAAATGCAGCGTCGTAAGAAGATGCGTGAAGAAGCTGGCAGCCAGCCTCAACCTGAGACTAGCGTTGCCGAAGAGATTATGGCTCCGCCTCAGCAGCAAGGTATCGCTGCTATGCCTCAAGCTCCGATGATGGGCATGAACTCTGGCGGCATTGTAGGTTTTGCAAAAGGCGGTATGACTGCATACCAGAAAGGCGCTGCTCAAGCTGGCGCTGCGGACGCATGCTACAAGAACCCAATTACAGGCAAGCAAGAGTGCCCACCAGCTAAGCCAGACGTACGTAAAGCCAACACCAGCAAGACAAAGCTGAAGAAGATGGCTGAGGGCGGCATTGTTGGTGAAGACTTCCAGCGTTTGTCAGAGATACTGAAGGGCTACGAGTCGAGCAAAAGTCACACTGACATGCTTGGTCGTGTAAAGAAGAGCAAAGCCGGAGCGTTAGGCATGATGCAGGTTATGCCTGTTACAGCTGCTCAACCCGGCAGTATTTCTCCATCTATTTTTAAGCTAGCTAAGTCTATGGGTGTGCCATTTGACGAGGCAGCGGCGACTAAAAAGGTTGACCGCAACGGCAGTCCGTATCCAGCGCCAGAAGCGCAGGCTGAAGCGGCACGTCTGTTAGCTATGCCAGAGTTGAATATTCAGTTCGGCGATATGTACCTACAAGGTTTGACTAAACGCTACGACGGCGACGTTGAAGCTGCTGCTATCGCGTACAACGCAGGTATGGGTAACGCTGATAAGTGGCTAAGATCAGGTCGTGACTACGCTGTTCTGCCACGTCGTGGTGAGACTGAACCATACGCTACAGGCATATCTAAAGACTACGCTGCTGATTCTGAGCACGCTGAAGTTATGCGCCAGTTGGCAGCGATTGATGCTAAAGAAGAGGCGATGAACCGTCCTAGCGAGGGAATCATGCAGGCTCTACCTAATGAGCCGCGTCGCAAGCCTGTTCCGCTAGCGTCTACTGTTGACCGCAGTGGTGAAATTATTGAAGAAGGTGAAGATGAAGGCGGCTTGGCTGGGCTGTTAGGCTCAATCGGCGACTTCTTTATGGGTAGTAAGCGTGCTGAGGCAGCGCCTGTTGAAGATCGTAACCCACCCCCAAGCAACGAAGACTGGGTTGACCCAGATACCGGCTACTCACTGCGCGATTTGAAAGACTATTTTGATGAGCAGAAGATTCTCAACGACCTCAATAAAGAGGTTAACTACGAGCCTCTAGCGTCGTTCAAAGAAGGTAAAGAAGTTAAGAAAGATGATGAGAAGTCATTCTACGAGTGGCTGACTGCTCTAGCTAATTCAGGCGGAATGACTGAGGCGGGTGCGCCTAGTGAGACTGTGGCACCTATGTCTATTGACCGAGATGCGCCGGGTGAAGACATGAACTTCAACCCATACATGCCACCTCGAAACACCGACGACCCATCGCTAGATTTTACTGAGCCACCTGCTGAGGCATACAAAAAAGCTCCAGCTCCACAAAAGAAAGTACGTGCTGACTCTCAGGAAGGCATCCGTCGCCTAGCAAATATGCAGGATTACGACCCAGATGCACCGGGCGAGGACATGAACGTGCAGCCTGAAGTAGGATATCCGTTCCCAACTACTGACCCAGATCGTGACCCTGCGTTTAAGCGAGTTTCTCCACGTTTAGAAGCCGCTCGTAAGGCTGAAGAACTAGCTAAAAAGCGTGCTGAAGAGAGCGCAGCGGCGGCTCCAATAGTCGCACAGGTCCCAACCGATAACGTTGATCCTTTTGCAACGCAAGCTCAAACTGATGCAATACGCGCGCAGGCTCAAGCTGAATCTGAAGCAGCGGCTCAGAAGCGGGTAGATGATGCTAATACCTTTGCAGAAAAGCGCGACGCTAAGGAGAAGCAAGAGGGCGTTGCCGCATACTACGAGCAACAAAAAGCTACAGAAGATAAGGCATCTGAAGAAGCCAAGAAGAAAGCCACTGAAACGCAGGCTAAAACTGGCGCTAAAGTTAGCGGATTCCGTAAAGATGACGTTAAGAGTGAAGGTATCACTGGTCTGCGCTCAGATGCTGAATACTTCGCTGACTTACGTAAGCGTATGGAAGAGGCTAAAGACCCTAACAAGCTGAACAAAGCTATGATCGCAGCGGGTCTAGGCATGGCTGCTAGCGGCAAACAAGACTTTTTGGGTATGGCTGCCGAAGGCGGTCTAGCTGGTATGAAGCAGTACACCCAAGCAGTTAAAGATGAAAAGCAAGAAATCCTTGATCTGCTCAAGGAAGAAGGCGACATCCGCACAGCTTCTGCTGCTAACGAGTACAAAAACTACGCACTGATGCTGAAGAATCAGATTGAAGGCGAGAAGCAGTGGACTAAGAAGGCTGAGAGTGAAAAGGTACGCCTAATCGGCGAGCTAGCTGGCAAACTGCGTCGTCAACCTACACAGGAAGAACTCGCAGCTGCGATGCAACAAGCATATGTGCAGCATATGGCTAAGTACGCTGGCGGCTTATCAACACCAGCGATGCCAATTTCTAGGGAATCTGTTACCTTAGCTACAGACTAAATTTAGGGGCGGGCTATGCCAACGTATTCCGGTTTTATCAACGGCGAAAGGTATTCGTTCGACTCAGATACAGAGCTCACTGAAGATCAGGCAAAAGACCTTCTAGCTAGCCAGTACAACGAGTACTACGGGCTCAGAATGCCTGAGCCTGTTGTGCCACCCCCACCAGAAGATGTTAGCTTTTTAGGCTCTGTTGGCAGCGGTTTCCAGCGTGCTATTGGCTCTGGTCTAAAAGGTACAGGTGAGCTTACCGGCTTAGAAGGTTTAGCAGCCTACGGCAAAGAGCTAGTTGAAGAAACTGAGCAAGCCCCACGCTTAAGCTCTGAGGATGTCACCGGTCTTGGTACCGGCATAGATTATGTTCAGCAGCAATCTGGAGAGGTGCTCGGTGGTTTAGCTCCGTACGCAGCGGCGTCTCTAGCGGGTGCTAAAGCAGGCGCATTTGCAGGTCCTGTCGGCTCAGCTATCGGCGCAGTTGCACTTCCAGCACTTACATATTTCTTCGGTGAGAACACACTCCGTCAGGAGCAAGAAAACGAAGCGCGTATCGCTCGCGGTGAAGCTCCAGTTGAATACAGCAAACTAGAAACTCTTGGCTACTCAGCGTTGCAGTCAGGTACTGAACGACTCGGTTTGGGTGTTATTGGTAGATTTATTCCCGGGCTCAACAAAGTATTTGGCTTTGAGGGCGCTGAGACAGCTAAAGAAACAATCAAACGTATCGCTGAAGAAGGCGTTGCTAAAAGCGTCGGTAAAGGCATGGTGCTGTCAGCTGGCGTGGAAGTTCCAGTTGAATTGGTGCAAGGTGTCCTTGAGCGTCAGGCAGCGGGTCTAGACCTTACTTCTGACGATGCGATGCGTGAGTACGAAGAGACTATTTACGGCACTATCGCAGGTGTTGCTCCTCTTGGTGGTGTAGGTGGTGGCGTTCGTACAGTTCGTGCCCGTCAACAAGCAGGTGCAGAAGAGATTGCCCAGCAGAATGTAGCCGAGGCGCAGCGTCGTCTAGCTCAACAAAGAGCAGCGGAGCAACAAGCAGCTGTAAGCGCTGAAGAGGCAAAAGCTGAAACACTGGCTGAATTGGCAGAGTCTCGTGGCGTAGGATTTGACAACACCGGAGTTGATGCGAACACCCGTAATCTTGGCGTGGTCAACTCGGTACTAATTGCTAACGACGACGCAACTACTGCTGAAATTAATCAGACTCTGGCTGATACAGCGGCTCAAGTTACTGGCTCACGTCAGGAAATGGACGCAGCTAAGACCCCAGAAGAAGCATCCGCGGCTAAAGACAACACTGATTTTGCTACTGCGTCTAACCTATTGGCGCAGGCAGCGGCGTATCGTAGAGCTGCTGAGCTAACTGACGACACCAGAAAAGCTAATGGCCTGAATAAGGCGGCGATGAACCTTGAGTCTAAGGCTGAGACCTTTATTGAGCAGCTTCAGGGTGCGGAAATTAAGCAGAGTGGCTATGACATGCTGCCTGCGAAACTTAATTCTCAGCTAGCTGGCTTGAAGCCTAGCAGCGTGTTTGGCACTTCTCTTGATGCGCTAGACTTAGACACAGTTGAAGGTCGTGAGGCTGCTCGTAAGCTTATTGAAGCGTATAACGAGGAAGTAGGCGGCGACAAAGCCGCTGCGTTGAACAACAGCACGTTGGTTAAAACCCTAAACCAGCAAGCGGAAGAAGATGCTAAAGCTAGCGCTGAGGCTCTGGCTACGGCAGACGAAGAAGTTGACATTGACGAGCTGCCAGACGAGGAAGGTGTTTATGAATTACCCGAATTCGCGCCCGTACCTAAAACTGGTGTCGGAAGAAAGCCCGGCGCTGGACGTGTGTCTGACGGCAAGCCAAGTGAGCCGCGCATGGAGTTGGTTGGAGAGCAGCAGCCAGTACCCACCGGGGGAATTCCAACACCTGAAGAGGGAGCACTGGGAGGCGTTGATGGAACTGCTCGAGGAGACGTTGGACCAGAAGAATTCGCTACCCCTCCACTAGAAGAAGACATGGTCCGTGAGGACCTAGGCGACGTTGAGGATTTACCTGAGTTAGCTAATCTGATTGGCGACAGGCAAGGTGCGGACCTTACTCCGGACGAAACAAATACAGCATTGGATATTCTAGCCAATGCGGGCAACCCACTGATCAATGACATTGCGACTAAGCTGAAAGGCGAGAACGCTCCCAAGATCAGAGTTGATGACATGTCGATTGATGTCGATGCTGTACAAGCTGGCATCCGTGACCCTAAAGATGCGAAAGCCTATTACAACTCACCAAGCAACACTTTGGTTATACGTAGTGAGATCAAGGGCGACGGTAGAATCATCGGGCACGAGCTTGTTCACGTCTTAACCGTACAGAAGCTTAAGAACCCTAAAACTAAAGCAGAGAAGATTGCCGTCAACAAGATGCGCAAGCTGTATAAATTTGTAAAAACTCAGGCTAAGAAAGACGGCAGAGACTTCTACGGGCTAACTAACATTTATGAGTTTGTTTCTGAGGCGATGACTAGCCCAGAGCTACAGACGTACCTAGCTAATACCAAGTACGAGAATACATCGGTACTGAGCAAACTGGCTGAGATAGTTGCCGAGTTGCTGGGCGTTGAGAATAACACTGCGTTGATGGAAGCAATCACTCAGTACAGCGCGCTAACTGCTAAACCAAAAGCTAAGCCAGCAGCGGCGGTTGCGCCTAAAAATAAATTAGAAGGCACGTTTGCAGAGATTGTCGCTCAGGTTCCAACCGCCAGTGAGCGTGCTGTTAAACAGACGATGAACTCGTTTGGTCTTCCATTTAGAAAAGGCGAAGAGCGGGCAGAAACAGTTAGGCGTTTGAATAGCGCGCGCAGCATGGTTAAAACTTTATCTAAGTATGATTCCATGAAAGCCGCCGAAGATGCTATCGAAAGGGGCGAGCTATCAAAGAAAGACGTATACCAGTGGGTGAAAGACGTACTTCCTATAGGAAAGTCTAAAGGCATTAGCGAGATCAACTCTTCGTTAAATCTTCTTGGTCTTAGGGACTGGGGTTTAACTAACGAAACTTTTGCGTTGAGATTGGTTGACGAGCTACAAGCTGAACCCGCGACAGTGCAGGAGCAAACGACCGCGCAGGCCCCAGAAATACAGGCGGAGCCCGAAGTAGTTGCGGAGCCAGAACCAGAACCAGAACCAGAAGCAGTTGCTGAGCCAGAACCTGCACCAGCCGTAGAAAAAACCGCTAAGGATGTTGACGCAGCTGTTAAGAAGGTTGGTCAGTTTGTTGCTAAAACCGGTCGTAATCTGCCCGGTCGTGCTATGCCAGCGTTGCGTAAGCAGCTTGAGAACCCAGAAGTAAACCTCAACGTGCCTACATCTCAGCTAATTGATTTAGTGGCTGACAAGATTACAGATGCACCACTGCGTGATGAACTTGTTCGCAAGGTAATCAAGGGTGTTAGTGAGCAGATTAAAGCTCGCACTGGTAAAGACATGGGCGGTGAAGCAGTTATTGAGCTGCGTGAAAGCATCGAGAACATGTCTAACGCTGCGTTGATGAAGGCAGACCCAGAAGCTATTGCTCGCACCTTCCGCACTCTCACCCAAGATCGTGACATGGCTGGCACCATTGAGCAGGGTGAAGACTTAATACGCCGCAGACAGGAAGCAGAACGCAGACAAGCTGCTCGTGAGGCTGAACAACAGCCGTCACCTGCTATGCCACGCGTTGAGCTCTACCCAGAAGCTAAGACCCAAGCTGAGAAAGAAGTTGAGTTGGTTAAAGACTTGCTTCGTCAGATTCAGGTTGGAAGTGCTGACTTTGAAACCATCAAAGGCGACATGAATGAAGCTATCCAGCGTTTCAAAGATACAGTGGGTACCGAAGCTGTTGAGCAGGCTGAGCTAGATATTAAGCAGCTTGCTGTTGCTCGTGAGGCAGGCGCTACTCCTACCGCCGTTGACTACCTGAACTTGGTAGACAGCATGGCACTGATGCTAGACCGCAGCCTGAAGAAGACTGGCGCACAGCGTGAGGCAGAAGGCACTCGCACAATTGACCTTGATGAAGCTGATCGTCAGGTTCAGGAAGCGATGAAGGACGAGAACAAAGCGATGCGCATCATGTCGGATGGTCGACGTGCGTTGCGTGAGCTAGCTGCTGAGGGAGAAGATGTTACTGATCTGCGTGCAGCGATTAACGTTCTACGTACAGGCGGTACTGAGGTTGAAGTTATCGACGCCATGGGCACGGTGCAAGAGGCGATTGACTACGCTGAAGCTATTCGTGGCGAGCGGGATAACGTAACTGACTACAATGAAGAGACCGACAAGCCTCTAAGTTTCTACATCGAGCCAGATGCTGAGAATACTCAGACTGTAAATGACCTGCTGAATAAGCACGGCGACAAGAAGATCGAGACCAAAGACACAGGTGCGGTTAAGGCTGCTGTTCAGCAGATTGGCTACAAAGAAGTCGATGGTCAGATGGTTCCAAAGACCAAGCAAGACTACGCGAATGGCTTTACCCGTTGGGTAGACACCATCATGACGAAGATGTTCTCTGCTGATGCTGCTCTGAATCGCGCTATCTTGCGAGAGCTGCGCACACTACCTATTGATGAAGCAGCGGCTATCGGCGAGATGCTAGATATCTCAATGTCGCAAACGTTCCACGCTGAAGCACTCTCTAGCTTGTTTATGGAGTTCGGCAACCTTGAGTACGACACAGAAATTCACAAGTGGAAAGCCGTAGAAGATGCCAACAACTACCCTGCGTTGGTTCGTCTCATCCAGACAATGGCTGAAAAGAACGGCTTGTCAATGCAAGACGCTGAGACTATTGCACACTACCACTTGATCGCTAAGCGTGAGCGTGGACTGAAGAACCGTCAGGAAGCTCGTAAGCGTGACATCGCTCGAATGAAGCGTGGCACTAAGGGTGAAAGACAGCGTGCTAAGAAGATGGAGAAGCTAGACGAGAGTCGCTTCCTTAGCATGACTGACGAGCAGATCGACGACTACGCTGACATCAACGCTAAGTTCCCAGAGCTAGATCAAATCTCAGAGATGTGGGACGGCATGCGTAGTAACACCTTAAAGATTATGGTGGACACTGGCATCGTTGATTCTGACACTGCTGAAGTGTGGCTTGATAACTCAGGCTATGTTCCTTTCTACCGTGAGCAGCAGATCGAAGATCGTAAAGGCCCTCGTGAATATCTGAGCGGCTTGGTTATTGACCCTAAGTTTAAACCTGTTGTTGGTTCGCAGAGCCCAGTTAACAACGTGTTCGACAACATGGAACGCATGATGTCATTCATGGTTGAGGTTTCTGTGCGTAACAAGCAAGCACAGAGCATGGTCAACACAGCAGCTCAACTAGGTCTGGCTGAGAAGCTTGCGCCTAAAGCTAAAGGCGACGAAAAGACCACAGTTAAAGTTTGGGAAGATGGTAAGAAGGTTGCCTACACAATGGCTGACCCTCTGTTCATCGAGGCGTTTAAAGGTACAGAGACTGCTGCCATCCCAATGCTGAAGTACTTCACAGCTGCTACTAACTTCTTACGTAAGTCAGTTGTACTCAACCCATTGTTCTCACTGGGCCAGCTTACCCAAGACGCATTTGGCGCTATGTTCGCATCTGGTCTGCCAGTTCGTCAGGCTATCAAGCTTCCGTTTGAGATCATCAGACAATTCAGCAACACAGTAGCTAAGACCAGCTCAACTCACGAAGAGCTACGTCGTTTCGGTGCAGTTGGCGTGCGTGACTACAGTAACGCTGTGGTGCGTGACGAGATGGAGAGCTACGCTACTAATCTGAAGCAGAACCGTCAAAAGTGGGGTGCGAAGATACTCCGCAAGATGGAAGACTTCTCGATGGCGTCAGATAACGCTGTGCGTCAGGCTGTGTACGAGCTGTCTCTGCAAGAAGGTTTGAGTAAAGCTGAAGCGGTTGAGCGTTCGTTTGAGATCATCAACTTCCGCCGTAAAGGTTCAGCAGGTAGCGTACACGCCGCCGCTCGCCTGATTCCGTTCTTCAACGCTTACTTACAGGCGATGAACGTGCAGGTTAAAACTCTATCTGGCGAAGGTGTCTCTCCACGAGCGCAGCGTAGCCGTAAGAATCTATACGCTAATCTTGGCACGATAATGACTGCCACTGCCATCTACACAATGATGCAGATGGGCGACGATGACTACGAAGAGCTAGCACCAGAGATGCGTGATCGCATGCTTCACTTCGGCGGTGGTTTCGGCATCCCGATGCGTACTGACTTGTTCTTACTGCCTAAGATTGCTGTTGAGAATGCGATTCGTCTGGCGGCGGGTTCAGCTACTGCCACTCCAGAACAATTTACTGAGTCGCTGAAGAATGGCTTCATGATGGGTGTTCTATCTCCGACAGCAGTTCCTCAGTTGATCAAGCCTACAATTGAGGTTGCGTTTAACAAGAGCTTCTTTACTGGGCGCGACTTAATCCCTGCGTACCTAGAAGGTATGGAGCCATACCTACAGTACAACCAGTACACATCTGAGTTTAGTAAAGCTCTGGGTGAGGCAACTAACATGTCTCCAGTTAAGCTAGACCACTGGCTGCGTGGCACGTTTGGCTCGGCGGCTGCGGCTGTATTGTGGACGGGTAATAGAGTTGCTGGTGTTGCAGGTAGCCGCACGGAAGAGTCTATCCAAGACGCATTGTCTTCATTCCCGGGCATGTCACGTTTCTTGAATAAAGAGATAGGCGGCGCTTACAAGGACATCTTCTACGACTACAAGCGCGTGTCAGATGAAGCTTACAAGTCGTACTTGAGCCTGATGGCTAACGAGCCTGAGAAAGCAATTCCGTATCTGCTGAAGGACAACAACGCTGCTAAGGTTGAGTACAACAAGATGTTCCGTGACGTTGCTAAGCAAATTGCAGGTATTCGTAAAGAGGTTAACCGCATCAGCCGAGACAGCAACCTATCTTCTGAGCAGAAGCGTTACATGATAAAGGCGCTGCGAGAGCAGGAAGAAGTTGTACTGAAGAGCTCGAATGCTAAGGTTATAGGTCAGTACTTCTAACCCACACGCCAGACCCGCAACCCCTTTGTAAAGTCTTCAACGACTCTACGGGTGCGGAGTTTGTAGCCGAAGTCCCTACCTAGTTTTCCGACGTGCTGCTGTATGCCTTCGCAGGCAAGACAGGGGATAAAGAAGCTATCCCCTTCACTCATGCCGCTAATCGTCGCTTTCAGATTCCACTTGAGCATCTTGCGCCATCACGTTTTCAAGTAGGTTATCAACTTCTTCTGGAGAGAGGTCAAACTCAAGTGCGTTAATTGCACCGACGTTTTTGAACTTGGTCTTAGCCAGCATGCGTTTCTTAGCCCGCTTAACGAACTTGAACGGACCGCCGTTCTCCATCGCTGAGTTCAACACTTCTTCAAATGTCATCTGCTGATCTACACAGAAATCGTGCAGGTCACGAGCAGCTATAAACATCTTGCTGGTTTCCTGCTCAAAACGAACATTACAGCTAGCACCCATTGGGATTACTAGAGACTCGTCGCCAGTCAGTGGGTTTTTGTTTGCGCCGATTACAGCTGTGTTGCGTAAGTTTCGGTTCAAGAATTCCACGATCAACTCGAATGGGTCGACCACATGGTCCTTAAATATCTCACGGCTTTTGATGATCTCCTCGCAAATCCAGTCTTCTAACCACTCCATGTCGATGCAGTGTAGGCCCAGATCGCGGGATGCTTTACCTGCTGCGATGATGCAAGCGTAGCCATTGATGTAGAAACGCTCGGAGTTGTTGTGCCCAACACGCTTACGCAAACGAGTGCGAACTACGATTACCAACTCATGCAGTGTGTCAGCGTTGTCTACCAACCACTGTGCCCAAACGTGCCCTGCTACGCCATAGCAGCTTTCTGTTTCGAGCATGTCAAAGATTGGGTCGTAAAGCTCTTCGCCTTTACTCTTAACCTTGTACTCAATCAGTCGCATCATCTCACCGTCAGCACGAGCTTTGTGCTTAGACAGCTTATCCATAAACGAAGCGTTAGAACTTGTTCCGTGAATAGTTGCCCACGTCGCGCTGTTCTCACGCTCAGTGTTGCTGTTTGAGTTCATCCGGTTACGACCACGACCCTGTGACGAGCCGTAGATTTCGTCAGATATTTCTTCTGCGGTTGCGTTGGTCATCTCATCTGACAGCACAAACAGGTTATTCATAACACCCATGCGGTGGTACTTAGCAGCTTGCGTGTCTTTCTTGGTGAGGATGGTGCGCTTCGGATTGCCAAACACACTCAGACCAATCTTACCTGCGGTCGTTTTACCGGTGCCTGACTTGTTACTAACTAGGTTGATTACGCAGCCGTCGATACCGCTGAACTTCATAAGCGGCGCTGCGAACCCAGCCAGCGCGTGAATCTGCAACGCCTCGTCGCCCTTCACGTTTAGCCTGTTAATCATCTTAGTCCAGTCACTAAGTGAGCCCTTCATGTCGAAGAACTTGATGATGTTAGCCGTCGTGCTTGATGCGTAGTTATGCTCAGGCTCAGTCTTGCCCTTCACATACACGCGGTCACCGACAGTGAACTCTGTGTTGGTAGTATTCCAACCAAACTGCAAACGCGCATCTTGGGCTTTCTGCGTCATCTGCAACTCTCTTGTGTAGCGAATTGTGTAATCCATCAGTTGATTCCATTGTTTCTTGTTGGCTGCGACACCTCGTTTACCTAGCACCTTCTTGAATCCGTCAGGTGATGTCATGTCAGCTAGCGGGAGTAGGAACTCGCGCTCTCCGTCCATAGGTAAAGTCAGGTGCCAAACAATGCACTCCCCGTCGTTGGGGTCCATTAGTCGAGCGGATGCAAACAAATCGTGGTCGTACACCAGCTCGTCAATCTTCTCTCCGTCAGCGTCATTTCCTTCAATGTAGATGCCGCCGTTCTTACCTCTGAAATATGGGAAGGGTGGCTTAAATGCAATACTCTGCGTGACTTGCGTTTGAATACTGCCATCGCCCTCAATAACTTCTGGGGCACGAGCGATCTCAGCGCCAATTTGGATAGGGCTTGTTATAGATAACGTACATCCTTCACAAAGGTCAGGATAATCACGCTTAAAAGTTTCGCAGGTGTACGGACCTTTGGTCAGGCCCGCCTTCTCTATAGTAACTTCTGGAGAATAGTCAGGGTGCTTGCTCGACATCTTGTGTATGGCGGTTTCCCTGTCCACACAGCACCAAGCGATAGACAAACCGGCGCGCCACAGTGGCTCGTCCGTGTCATCCTGTTTAGTTACGATGTGCTTGATGGCGTTACAGCCACCGCCTTTCACACTCTTACGCACGATTGTGCTGAAGCGAGACTGCTTGTTGCCCATCATTGCCTTGGCTAGGTCAGACATTTGGCTAACGTCTAGCTTCTCACGGGTCTTAATGACCGGCATATCAAGAGCGTCAAGCACACCTTTGAAGTCTTCAAACTTGACCGGCTCAGCACGAGTCTGCACGAGAACATCTTTCGGATGCTCGCGATCTTTGAAGTTTAAAGTGTAAGGCACCCGCAATATGCGAGCTTCGTCAGCAGTCACCGATGGGTCTGCTTCTAACCCGAACTTACCGCACGCCTGCTTTAGGCGTTTAGCAACCGGCGACCAGTCCGCTGACTCGATGTGTCGATCTAGCAGCCAGTAGATGTGCAGCCCGTTGCCTGAATTTACAACGTAAGGTTCTGGAAGTTTCGTGGTCTCTCTAAATTGGTTAAGGGCTTCTAAGCCTTCTTGTTGGTTCGCGTAGGGCTTACCTTCTCCACAGTCGATGTCTAACCAGAATGACTTAACCCACGCAACGTTGCTTTGTGTACGTTGGCTGACACCTTCCTTAAAAGATGCGACAGCGTAGTAGGCGTCTACTTCGTCTTTAACCAGTTTGTCAGCTTTATCTGCTACTGACTCTAGGTCGTCTACGAATTCTTGTTTTATCAGCTTGCCGTTGTTGATTCCTACAACGCAATACCGTCCATCCTCGGGGAGAATCGTTCCCAGAAAGTCTGTGATTCGATTCATGTATGTTCCAAGTTGTGCAGTCCCCCACCACGAGGGGCAGGGGACTGAAGATAGCACCGGATTCTTCCGGTGGACAAGTGGGTTTTTTAATTAATCCTCTGCCCACTCATCTAAAACGCTGTCAAGGGATTCTTCCTTGGCAGGTTCAGCTTTCTTCTTTTCTACCTTCTTGGGGGCTTCCTCAGCCTCTGCAACAGGCGCCTCAGCCTTCTTCTCGAAAGGCACTTCCTCGTCCATAGACTTGAACTCACGAGGGCCAGTAGCGATCTGAGCTGCCTTACTCTTACTAGCCTCGGCTGCCAAGTTGTACTCACTTTCTTCCATGTAACGCACTGGTGCGAACTTCAGCTTAGGGAACTGACCGCTAGTGTCGAAACGGAACTCAGCTACCACAGTCGCAGGGTCAATGCCTTGAGCGATCAGGCGCTTGACGTACTCTTTCCAAGGTGCGTACTTCTCGTTCTCAGGCTTACCGAAAGTAGAAGTTGCTGGCAGCTTGATACCGAACACATCGCCGCCAATGTCACTTTCAAGCACAACAGCTAGACGGGTTGAGTATCCACACGCACGAGAGTTGCCGTTACCTGAGCCTGCGATGTTCTGTGGGCAGCCGTCACAAGTAGTGTGCTGCGGGGTAGAGCAGTTAGGGCTTGGCTTTACTTCGTCGTCTGACCAACATGTAGGTGCAGAGTTAACACCCTCTTTGTACGCATCTTTGTAGTAAGTGCGTGCGGTGCCTTGACCTGACGCTACAACAACGAAGTTCATGCTGCGGTCTTCGTTCTTAGCCATCTCTTTTGAGCCGACCATCATGCGGAACACGCCGCCTTTGATGCTTACCCACTTATAACCAGAATCACCTTCTGGACCTGCTAGTGCTTTTGCAAGGTCTGACTTTTCTACTTTAGCCAGATATGACGGCGCTGAGCCGTTTATTGTCATTAATTCAGACATATCAGTCTCCTGTCTTTTCATACTTGTATTGTTGATCGTCGATGAATTGCACCAACGCTTCACGTTTGAAGAAGATTCGCTTCCCAAACTTTACGAACGGTAGTCCCTCTTCTACACGCAGTTTGCGTAGAACGTCTTCCGACACGCGCAGTAATTTGGCGGCTTCTTCGATGCTTAGAAGTCCAAGCTCGTTCACAACTTGTTTCTCCTTCTAACGGTTATTGAATACCGACTGTCGGAATTAACAGGCGGGGCGAGGTCTGGATGTTCTTCCAGAAATTGTTTGAAGTTACCCTGATGAATCCGCTTCTCCACCATGTAGAGTGCTTCGTCGGGATGTTGATTCAGGAACTTCACGAAGGCATCCCAATCAGATGCCCAATAACGAGTACGTACCACACGGGTAGCAGTTCCGTACTGCGTCTTCATGCTATCGATGCCATGTTCTTTGGCATGCTCAAGCAATTTCTCTTCGATCATGCTCATCTTCTTTTCAAGTTCAGCATCTTGATCGTCAAACTTGGCTTTCAACTCGTGTCTAGCGTCACGGAGGTTGATGTAAGCCTTTACAAGCTTATCGGTTTCCATAATTGTTTCCTGTGTTGAGGCTAGTTACTGCTTATTTCACTCTCGTAGAGCTTAACTAGGTCTTTTTGACTAGCTTCTTTTGATTCTAGCGCAGAATAGACCCGCTTTTCAACCTCTGAGCCGAAAATTTTAATAATTGTCATCTTGTTCTTCTGAGATGGGCGGTTTATACGCTCGTTAGCCTGCAACCAAGTCTCAACTGAAGCTATGGGTCCGAACCACACGATAGTGTCAGCCGCAGTCAGAGTTACCCCGTGTGCAGCAGACTGAGGTTGGATAACCAGAACCTTTGGGTCCTTTGATTCTTGGAAGTCTTTGAATATCTGGGTGCGATTCTTCATGGTCACAGCACCACTGATGATCTCCGTTGCGAACCCATCCTTGCGTAGTCTGTCAGTGACGATGTCGATGGCATGGCGGAAAGGCACGAACACAATCACCTTGTTGTTGCACTCCTTCACTACCTCAGAAACTTCGTCCAGTCTGTTCTTCGCACTGAACTGCACAACCTCGCCATCATCTGAGTAGACTGCGCCGCAGCTCAACTGCAATAACTTATTCAAACCCGCCGCTGCGTGGACAGCGCTAATCTGCTCACCCGCTGCCTCAACGTACATCTGCTTCTTGAGCGCCGTGTAGAACTTCTTCTGCTGTGGGGTCATCTCTATTTCACGGGTGACGTAGGTCACTGGCGGCAAATCTAGGCAGTCTTTCTTGCTGAATCTAATAGCCGGTTGCAGCGCCGCATTGACCAGAGTCGTTGCCTGCGGTGTGGGCACATACTTGAACTGGGTGACACGCATCATCACCTTGTCTTTCCAAGCGTTGAAGTAACGTGGTACGCGTTGTGGTACACACATCTTAGCCAGACCAAAGGCATCCACTGGGCTTTGCGCCGCAGGGGTGCCCGTCAGCATCCAGAGCTTAGTGTCTGGGCGCAGCACCTTAGCCAGTGCCTTCCATCTGCGGGTCGTTGCGGTCTTTACAAAGTTAGCCTCGTCACAAACTACGAGGTCATATTTGCCAGCAAGATCATCGACAACAGTAGGGACACCGTCGTAGTTAATGATTGTAAAGTCGTAATCTCCATCGATTATCTTCTTACGAGTATCCTTTGAGCCGTGAGCCACCGCAGCTGTGCGGTGTATGGCTATGGTGAATATATCCTTCATCCACGCTGAGTGCATAATCGACAGGGGGCAGACGATCAGAATCTTCTTGATGTCGCCTAAGTTTAGTAGGTAATCAGCAGCCCAGATGACGGCACCGGTTTTCCCTGTACCTTGTTCTGAGAAACAAAATGAGCGGTTGTTGGCTGTCAGGAAGCTAGCTGTCTGCTTTTGGTGGTCGTACGGCTGATACTGTCCGGGCCAATCGTAATCTCTGAGAATGGGGGACGGGGTCTTGTAAAGCCCCATGTTTGCTAGCCTTCTGGCGTTCTCTAGATTCCAATTTACAAGCACTTCGTGGGCGTCGTCGCCGATTGGTTTGATGTACTTGCTCTGCTTAATAGCGGTAGTGATGCGCTCATGATTGCGAACACGCACCATAAGACCGCGGTCTTGAATGATTTCCATGATTCCCTTGTTTGTGGACTAGCCACACTTATTATTCGGTTTAATCCACCCTCTAGTCTGCGCTAGATTTGGGTGGTTGGCAACTACTTCATCTTTGCTTTTTTAGTGCGTGCAAATGAGCGGTTCTTCGATGCCGGTACAGCGCGCAGGTTGCTACGCTTTGTGCTGCCACCTTTGCTTAGTGGCTTCTTGTGGTCTACATCTTTGCCGTCGCCTTTCTTAACGACGCCTTCTTTCATCAGCTGGTAACGAGCACGGTTACGAGCTGCGCGTTTCTTTTTAACTTCAGGTTTAGAGTCGTACTTACGCTCTTTTTTGTAGTCGCGTGGATTGCGTGGCATGTCAGCCTCCTTGGAACTCACAATGCTCGACAGGACACCAGTTTCGGCACAATCCATTCGGGTTTGGAGGCCAGTTGTCGTTGTCGTATGAAGCGGCTAGCTTGTTGTACTTATTCCGCCACCTATCCCACATCTCGTCAAGATCATCTCGGTGGTATTCAGCGGTAATAAATGTGTCGTGCAGCATGAACAGAAGCCCTGCCTTGACGTACTGCACCTCTGGGTAGTGAGCCATCACCATCATCGCCATCAACTCTAGCTGCCCTTTGTCTGGGTACTTAGCTGAGCCAGTCTTGTAGTCAATGACTCGTGCTGTCTCGCCGTTGACAATGATGAGGTCCGCAATACCCCTCACCCATACGTTCTTCGCTAGGAACTTAGTCGGCTGTAGATCAGCGGTGAGTGCCATCTTTAGCTCACACAGCTTCTCGCCCTTGATGTTACGCAAGCGGTCTAGCATGGGTTGGAATTGCGAGTGTCCCACAGGCAATGGCTTGTCATCCCTTATGTACTCTTCAGCAGCAAGGTGAACTTCTTTACCATAGATTGTGGCTTGGGTGTCTTGAAACGGATACAGTTTCTCGACTTTCTCTGCGTGATACTTACGGGGGCAGGTATCGTACAGCTTGATAGAACTAAATGACCATGCAGGCATTACTTGGCGGCTCCATATGTTTGGGCGATATCACCCTCAGACCATGTTATCAATTCAGGCCACCATGTCACGCCGTTTCGCATAACTTTCTGAACAGTATCAAGCATTTCCTGAGCATCTTCATCCTTTACAACGTAGATCAATTCGTCGTGAACTGTGTGTGCTAGCGGGTACTTTTTACCGAGTCGAGTCTTGGCTACCTCTAGGATGTTGTCGCAGATAACCTCACGCGCTAGATGCTGCACGATGTTCTCAGTTATCTTCCCTGCGTAGATGCGAGCCTTCTTACGACCTTCGCCGTACCACCACTCGTATCGTTGATCTTCTTCGCTGTACTCTTTGCGCAGATGTGGGTAGCGAATCATGCCCATCGGCGTCTTGATGCCGCCCAACGTAGTTGTGCATAACCCCCAAGGGTCGATGTCAAAAGACTCTAAACCTTCCATCTCAAGCATCCAAGGCAGCATGTCATGGCAGGTGCGCCACCCCTGCTTGATGTCGTCGTAGGTGTTACGCCACTTGTCGACTACATTCTGCGATTCTTCCTCAGAAAGATCGACTCCGCCCATGAGCTTCGCAACATTCTGGAATGTCTTAGCCCCTGCACCAAAACCTAGACCCAAGTGTGCAACCTTGCCCACCTGACGTTCTTCCTTAGTGACTTCCCCTACGGGCTTTTCATACAGCTTAGAGGCAAAGTCCTTATACAGATCAGCTTTCTCAGGGTCAGCTTTGAACAGTGACATGCTCGACTCCACCTTCCATAGGAAGTGGTTCACACGCAGCTCAATGCCAGATAAGTCAGCCACAACCACCTTGTAACCTTCCGGTGCGACCAGAGAGTTACGAAGGCTGTCCGAAGGCTGTGGCTTGTACGGATTGACGCGAGGTAGGTTTTGCTGGTTCATCTTCATGGTCCCAGACCATCGACCAGTTGTATCCGCGCCGTAATAGTTCAATGCGATTGGCAGCTTGCCTCCAATGGCAGAGCCGCAAGCTATGAACTGTTGGATTCGTGATTCTAAGATTGTGCTTTTAACGTTAAGACGAGCAGATGCAGCCGCAGCGACGTTGAAGTCTTCATGCTCTTGTAGCGCGAGGAATGCTTCGTCTGTCTTAGCCAGTGCCGGAATGAGCTTTTCGGGGTTAGAAGGGGACGCTTTCTTCGGCACCTCCACACCTCGTGATTGTAGATACTTTGCAAATTTTGGAGCCGACGCCAAGATTTTCTTAGCGATTTCAACTTGCTCATCTTCGGTGAGTAACGCGAGCGGTTCATCTGATATTTCCTCGGCGATGTTCAGCAGAACTTTTTTCTGGGCTTCTTGGATGTCAGCCAGTGTGCGTTCTAAAAGCGGGATGTCTAAATTGAACTTGGGTTCAACTAGCATTTTGATTGTGGTGTCGATGAGTTTGAGTTCTCTGGCACCTATCTTGGGGGCGAGCTTCTGGAATATACCTGCGCACAACTCCGTATCGACTACGTTGTACTTCTCCATCGCCTTGAGTTCTTCGTCGGTAAAGTCCTTCAGGTACTTGCCCTTTGTATTCGTAGCCTCAAGGCTCAGCTTCTCGCCTACACCTAAGTCACTAGCTACCTTTTTTAATGAGCCACCCACTGTTTTTGCATAGCCCATGTTGCGAGCCATCGCCAGTGTGCAGCCCCACATCTTGGGTCTAATGTTAAATCGCCACGCGCAGATCATCGCGTCGAAGCCAGACATATTGTGACCAACCAACGCGCAGTTGGAAAAGTCAGTGGCGTCAGCCCATTCTTGGATTTTATCTTCCCCAAACATCACGAAGGCTGGGTCGCCATTAACCTTTATTGCGACGGACTGAATCTCCGTCTCTGGGTGCATGACGTACTCAACTGGATGGATTTTGGTTAAAGAGTGGGTCTGAGACCAATACGTCTCAAAGTCTAAGTAGATAATCTGCATGTGGCGGCAAGCGACTAATTACTTAGCTTCTTCGGTGACTTTGTTCACCTGAATCTCGTGCATCGCTTGCTCTGCTTGAGCCTCTGCATCAGTCTCATTCATCACGTCTACTACGACAAACACGCCCACGATGATAAGTGCGACGGCTACTACTGCCAGTGATAATTGCTTGATCATTTAAGTTTCTCCAATGTGTTTACAAGATGATCTAAATTGTTGGCATCAATTACCAACGCTGTCCCCCCACACTCCTTTATGTGGTTTAGGTTCTTCACCTGAAGCGCCGTTGGCTTGTTCTTATTCATGTCAGCCTTCGCTTCAATCCCAACGAAGTGCCCATTTACACAGGCAATTACATCGGGAACACCAGAGGCACCGAAGCCTCCAGTAACGGGATAAAAATAATACGCGCCATACTCTTTCAGTATCGCGACAATTTTGCGCTTAACTTTCTTTTCGGGAGTATCAGCCAAAGTGACACCCAGTCACTTTGTCTTTACGTCGGGTACGGTCTCGCATTTTGTCTTACGCTTTACCTTGTGAGCCAACGCCTTTCAAGACAGATAAAGTAACGCTACGAGAAATATCAGAATCGGTAGTGTCGGTATCAGGGCTAGCAATATCAGCAGCAGCCGCAGACTCGTCAGCATACACCTCGTCAGTGCGCGCGTTTTTGATAACAGTTGTTTCTTCAGTGGTAGTAGCCATAGCATTCTCCAAGGACAAAGTGACATTAGGTCAGGTTGTCCAACCTAATGTCAAGATGCCAATATCATATAGCTAAAGCTGCGATGCCTGCCAGTACGACAAGCGCTGCGAGAGCACCCCAAGGTGTGGTGCTTTGCTCCTGAGCTACGCTTGGAGATTTATGTGGGGCTTTACGCGCCGCTACACCTTCAGCTAGCACAGGTTGACCACGCTTGGAGCGTCGGTTGTAGCGCCCAGTTTCCTCATGGAAGATGCGGTGTGCGGTTGATTCGCTGCAATGCAAGTTTAAAGCGATGGCGGAGAACGACATGCCTGCGTTACGTTGGGCAACGATAGACGCACGATCTTCTTTAGTCAGCTGCTTACCCGAAGGTTTAGCGTTCTTGAGATGGCGACCCACAGTAGGTGCAGAATAGTTAGTCAGCTCAGCGATCTGCTGATTGTTGAAGCCTTCTTTTTTAAGGCGTTGGAACTCTTTAACAGATTCAGTAGTTACGGATTTACGTTGTTTACGAGTAGTCATAGTTTGGTTTCTCTATGTTGGGTTAGTGTCATTTAGACTTGGTTTGTTTCTGTTTCCACCGAATAGTGTAGGACAGCAGTGCTTGTGGCGCAACAGCCTTCTCTACCCAGTAGCGGTTAGTTGCAACACGACGACCAATGCCCTTGAGAGCCTTGTGTATGTCGCAGTGCTGCAACAGAGTTACCTTCTGTGCATAGTCAGAAGGAAGGTTAAAAAGATTCCCGTAGTTGATGAAGTCACGTCCTGTATCATCACACCACCAATCACAGTCATCTTTGTAAATAACAGCAAACTTATCTAACAAAACTGGTTTGTAGGATGGGTCTGCCATTAGAAGTCGAACGTTTCTAAGATCGAGTCAACACGATTGCGAACATCCTTGCGAATCTCTTTGCTGTCCCGCACTTCTTCTACATCTACGTTAGCAACTGCCCACTCAGACTCGTGAATAATCTTGGCGATCTGCGGGTCGTTAGTTAGGTTCAGTGCGCGCACAGTCGACAAGGTTTCAATGAATCGTTCAAGGATATCGTTATTGAAACGCTTGCGGTTGCCGTCATCGTTGTCAGTAAAGCGCTCAGACAAGTGCTTCAAACCAACGGCAATCCGAGATCGAATGTCTGCGAGAGCATTCTCATATCGAGCCATGTACTCCTGCTCGTACTGTGTACGAAGTTCCTCAGCTGCTTCATCACCAATATCCACACGGAAGTCACCAGACTCAGGCACTGGGATAAACGATGCACGGAAATTGAATCGACTAGCGATTGAATCTACCGAAGGATATTCATCACGATTGAACATATCCCCCAACTCAAACGCTTGTGCGCTGATTAGTGTTGGGTAATCAGTGAGGAAATCCTGCACCATATCTTCAAACTCGGTCTTCGCTTCGTCTAGCTTGCGCTTGAAGTCAAAGAACTTAGCCGTAGGGATAAGGCGAGGACCATAGTCAGACCAAGGCAGGGTCTCTTGATACATCCACTTACGAGTCGCAGACACGAACTTGTTGATGCGATCAAGCTGCTTAACTTCTGGTAACAAGTTCTTGTTAACGCGCGACGCTGACTTGCTAGCTTTCTTGTTAGAGTTAACCTCGTCAGTCACGCTGCGATCTAGCTTGCGTGCTGTCCAAGTGCCGATTGATAGGTCGACTAACATCGCCGACGATGAGATTGAAATGCTCATGCTGCTTCTCCTTGTTGTTCTGCTAGGAACTTATCTAGCTTGGTGTTAATAAAATTAATCTCGAACTCGAACTGTGGGAACTCGACGTTGTGATCTACTGCGGTTGAGGTGTAGTGCTGCGTGCATACATCTTCTTCATAAGAACTCAACTCAATCTCTGACCACTCGATGTCGATGGAGAAGTCGCTCATCTCCCAGAAACCCCAGAAGGGAGCTAGATCGCTATCGTCCCACTCAGTCCAGACAGTCAACTCATACTCATCTACACGTATGTAGCGTGTTAACTCTTTCCATTTGTCTGCATCGAAGTGCAGCTTGGATGCCACCAGTGCTGCAACCAAATCTTCATGGCTCTCGAACGTAGCCGCTTTTAAGTAATTAGACATTGCTGTTCTCCATCTGTTTAACTTCTTCATGTGTGTATATACGGGCGTGTATAGACTCACCTAGTGCTAGCTGTCGGAAACCAGACAGCCCTTTCTTGTCGTACATCATTGAGTACAAGTGCTTCTTGATTGTGTCCATGCCAGACAACTCGTACACACGTTGGTACTGCATGTTGTGGTAGCGCCAGTCTTGCTTGTGGAACTCAGCTGCAACGAACGGGTACAACGAGGCATCGTCAGGTGTATCAATAACCTGNTGAGATGCAGCGCGATGCCAACCATCAGCTCGCTCACGCCACTCTGTATTAAGTTCGTTGACTAACTCTTCGCGCATTGGCATGGCAGAGAAGACAGTCAAGTAATCAATCAAGGGCTTGAGTGGCTTGCGCGCATCATTCGCACCACTGCGATCAATACGCTTGACGAAGCGAGGCGCTACGTTGTGGATGTGAACCTTGTCGTACATCTGATCTAGTGGCTCAATAACAAACGACTCACTATCCGTATAGAAAACCGCATGGTCTTTCTGCTTGGATAGCGGCACGTTCAATGCGTAGAGCTGACGCTGCTGTTCATCAACCCAACGCCAACTGCAACTCATAGCTTGAGACCCTGTGTAAATCGCAAGCCAACGACCAGTTAGCTTCCATAGCCAATGCTCTGCCCACTTGTCAGTGGTGCTAGAGTTGTACGACATGTCTACCGAAACATTGCCATTGCGATGCACGCACACAACATCTGTGTCGTATAGACGGAATGAGTACGTGTCATCGTCTAGCTTGTGCAAAGCCTTGTGCTGCCAGTCACGTCGGTGGGTCATCAACGGAACGCCGTCTATCTCCTTACCTTTGTAGTTGCTGCTGCGGATTTCTGCGCAGTTCTCGTAATGAAACTGTGCGTCTGCGAAGGTGTTGATACTCTCCGCGTTTTCTAGTGTTAACCAAGTCATATGGTTTCTCCTGTTAGTGTAGTTTTATGTTGGTTGCGTTAGGTGCTTGCCTGTCTGTTGTCATGCCCCAGATAGTTGGCACGTTGAAGTCAGGAAACTCACCCCAGACTTCACCATCACTGAGCATCAGCACGATCTCTGGTTTAGTTGTCATTGCATCAACGTATGTCTTGACGCATGTCGGGTCAGTGCCACCGCCGCCCATAGGTTTAGTGGATTGAGTGAGTGTGGCGTACTCACTTTGCTCGTAGACTTCTTCACCGGCTACCTCGGTGTCCCAATACAACAAGTGGATGCGCTCGGGTGGTGTGTCCTCAGCGATAGACTTGATCTCTGCCAAGAACTCGTTGATCTGTATCTGGTCGATTGACGCTGAGGTATCGATGCCAATCACAATCGGACCGACAGACTCAGAGTACGCACTGGGCATGTACATATCCTGTGCTAGCCAACGACGATTAGGGCGACGCCATGTTGTGCAGTCGCGACCAGATGTGATGCTGTTCACGAAGTCACGCAGCTGCTCACGCCAATCAACTTTAGGCTCAGGTATCATGCCTAGATCACGAGGGCTGTTGCCGCCCATCTTGCCTGCGAGTATCTCTCCCTGACGTATGGCTTGCTCTACAGCCTTAGCCAACTCCTTAGCCTCACCCTCACTCATGCCTTCAGCAGATTGCCAGTCATGGTCATCAAGACTTCCTGACTGCCCGTCACTTTGTCCGTCATCATCCTGCGGTGGGTTGTTCAACAGGTCTTTGAACACCATGCCTGAGTCCCAACCACGATACTTCTCATCGAGCAGTACACCAATGGATGGCGGCTCGACCAGAGTGCGGGTAGGGTCAAGGTCAGCGATCTGCTGGTTGATAACGTAGTCACACGCCATGTTGGCAACGCGAGGGTTCTCTTTGTACAAACCCTTCCACAAGGTCAAGTGCTGATACAAGACATGGAAGTTCTCATGAGCTACAACAAAGTTAAGCTCCTTCTCTGTAAGATGTTCCATGAATGCACGACCATAAAACTTATCTCGACCATTGGTAGCAGCAGTCGGCACATCATCGACCACCTCATTCTTACCAAGCATCAAGATGCCAGACAGCATGCAGAATTGTGAGCTACGCATCAGCTGAACGTGGGCACGTTGCAGCCGCTGCTCTGGTGTTAACTTACTCATCATCTAACTCCAAACTAATAGTTGCACCGACAGCATCCTGCTCCCAGTCTGTTTCACCTACGCGCTCCATAGCCTCATCGAAGTTGTAAGCCTCGACAGTAAACTCGTATGTGCGCACGATCTTTACTTTCCACTCGTACATCACAACGCCCAACTATTAGCCACAGCCCACTTGGTGAACTCAGACGAACGAGCAAGAACCATGTCGTTGTTAGAGCGCATGCCATTCTGGGCAAACAAGAACTGCGTCTCTTTAGGCAGACGCTGCAAGTAAGTCATCCAGTTGTTGACGTTGTCGTTGTTGATACGCAGCACAGCACCGAGAGCCATGATCACGATGGCGATAGGGTCAGTCGGCACAGGTGCATCGTTAGGTTTCTCGACACACACCTTGAACGGAGTCGTTGAATCGGCGACGTTGAGGAAAGTCTGCAAGTCAGCTGCGGCAGATGTGCCAACTGTACCCGACAGGGCGACCATCAGTACGTCATCGCCTAGCTTGTTGCGCTTCTCGATAATGTGCGAGGCGTGAGCTAGCGAGCGAGGTGACACAAACGCAGACTGCTGCACACGAGGGTTGAAGATGTACGGATTCTCTACCTTGTCAGCAGAGTCGTAGTCAGTGTAAGACTGCAAGCAGTGCGGGTACTCTTTAACCCAAGCCATGATCTCAGGCTGCATGCCGTTGGCTGCACCCCAGTTCATCCACTCTTCCCAGTTGGGTTTGCGCATGGTTAGGAATGACACACGATTCTTGGCGTGAGCCTCCATCTTGTCACCGACACCATCAGTCGCAAGGTTAGT